ACTCAATCTGATACTCTTGTAGGATATCTATGAGACTTGATTGTGCTTCTAGTTGTGATGTAATATTAGAATTATACAAGTAACCCCAACCACTTCTATCTCTTAAAGGTATACCAAACATCCACCCATGTTCATGAGCAATATGGTAGGTATACTCCCAATCTCCAGGCGTGTATGACTTTACTACGATACCAGAGTCTAAGTAAACTTTATCTGTGATAATATAATCAGAGTAATCCTCTGGATATCCTCTACAATCAACTACAAAATCATATACTTCACCATCAATAGATACCTTTTTACCTAAAGACTTTATTTCTTTTACTGTCCTAAGTTTTTCTGAGAAGTTCTGATACATCTTATTGAGCCTAGGTAAGATAAACCTAGGCAATTTTGTAGTATCAAACTGTATTCCATATGATCCAGAAGCAAAAGGAATGAAATGATCGCCATTCCAATTCTTAAATTGAACTCCAAACTTTATAGTAGAACCTAGTTCATCTGCATCAAAATGATGAACATAGTCCACACCACAACTCAAGGCATGTGGAAATGAAACCAGAGAAGACTCACCAACTTCTATAGGATTGATGGTTCTACTATGGATTAGATCTACCTTAAAAAACTTTGGCAGTGACTCTAAGAGGGAAACAATACAATATAGTCCCGCTGTACCAGCACCGACTACGGCTACTTTCATTTAGTCTTTCCAACCACCTGCTTTTAACCAGTTATTGTAGTGTGGATTATCCCAGTTATCACTAATCTCATAAGATGGAATGACAACCTCTTGGATATATCTACGATTCTCTTCCACAAGTCTTACCTTGTGATCTATCTGAGCACCCCACCAAACTGCTGCACCTACTTGTGCTGCTAAGAATGTGAGTAATGGTATTGGTAAATTTTTCATTTTAACCCTCGTTTAGTGTACCTCTAGATCTACGGAGAACTCGTAGTTCCTCAAAGTCTTTTTGTTTTTTACCACCATCATATGGCCAAGCATAACCCTCACCAATCATTTCTTCGTTGATTGACACAGGCTCGTCCCCAATGTAAAGCCAACCAAGAAGACGCCCATATTTGCCAACCCCACCGACAAGTTCAGTACGGATAAGAAGATCATCGTCACCAGCCACCGCCTTCTGGAGTTTCTCTTTGAGCCAATTCGTCGCATCAATTCCAAGAGCTTTCTCCTCTAAGTCTCTAGTTCTTTTCTCAGGTGTGTCAATACCAGCAACTCGAACTCTCTCTTTCTTCGTCAGATCAAATCCAAGATCAATAGTAACATCGATAGTATCTCCGTCAACTACCTTGTTAATTTTCGTCACTCGGAAGTTGTAACAACTCTTTCGTGACGGTGGGGTCATTGCTCCCATAGTAAAACTCCATTAATGCTTTATTTATGGAGTCTTCTGGGGAAGTTCTCCATCGTTTCCGCCTTTCATTTCTTGCTTCTTCAAACGCTTCATAAAGTTGGTCGTATATATCATCCCCCATCATCGGACTTGCCATGACTGGCATGGCTGTCATGAGAGTGAGTAACATCATTCGGAAAAAAATGGTCATATCTTATAATATAGTATATTAGAATAGAAATTGCAACCAGCAGTATAAAAATCATCCATACAATACTCCAGACTATCATAATGTTCTCTCTTTTGACTTAATGAGATCAATCCTTGCTCTTAAATTTACTTCAGAATCTCTTTGAAGATGTCCATAAAACATATTCATATGAGTTTCAACCGTCTTCCATCCATGATATTTTTTATGAGATCTCACCTTCATATAGTAGTCATGGAGTAGAAGTTTGGCATCATGTACCGTCATCCACTCATGTATTAGAGTTAAGTTGATGGCATCCTGTTCCATTTTACAAAGTCCTTTCTAATCTGGTTGTTGCTTGGTCGGGAAAGTCTCTAGGTCTACTGTCGGTTGCGTTGTCGGTCTTGGGAGAACCTTCGTTCGCCTTCATAGTATGTTGATAGTTTGGTCTTGGGTATCTGATACGAAAGGGATCAGGCATCCAGTATGTTACTTGCCATTCTTGTTCTGGACATAACTCAAGATGTTTCTCTACAGTATGGGAGAAACTACCAAGTTGAATGTAACCATCGTGACTGACACATCTGCCATCGCCAGTGTCAACCAAGAACATCATTTTACTACTCAATCTCTTTGTCTCCAATCGTCAGATCTTTCTTGATGAAACCAGTCTACCACTTCATCTGGATTAAAGAAACCCCTACGGTGATTGTTTGAATCGGGGTCTCCTAAATTCAAACCGTTAAGAAAAGAATCGTCTGGATTCGTATTCATACGTCTTGCTGTACTCAGCATACCTCTTGCGGACGTATTTGCTTTTGCTAATTTCTGTGCCCATATCATATCATCTATACTTACTTCTGTGCCTGCTGCGATAGATTTACATATGCCTTCTAGGCGAAGGCGATAAGCGGTGGATAGCATTTGTTAATGTGTAGTATTACTATAATTTATAATACTACATTACCATAGACATTGCATGTTGCAATTCTTTAGCATGTTGTAATTCGTCTTCTGCAATCTCTTGTATCTTTGTATCTTCTGGATGAACACTTAAATATTTTGTGTAGGTTTCAAATGCGTGCTTTTCTATCTTCATGTTTATGTCGTAAGCGTCCACAGGATCAATGAGATAATACCCAACCATGATCCAATAATAAACCAGAACAAGATGCTTGGCACAGAAACGGTCGATCCAATATTTATTTCCTTCCCTGCGTTCCATCTCTTCCAAGTGTTCTGTTTCATTGAGAGCCTGATAGAAGTGTTCTTTCATCAAGTATATATGATCCTTTCCTCTAAGTCCAAGGGATTCTCTAAAGTGTAACACACTGATAAATGCAAAGTAGGGTGCTCTCGCAATGACTTCCAATACCCAGAACCTTTGGAAAGGTCTGTTATGGTAAAGGAAGTCAAGTATTCCTATGGTTACACTTAATATTATAGTGTTAAATTGTTTCATTGTGCGTAGGCAATTTGCGGTAAGTATATCATTGCGAATGTAATTGCTGTAAATATTATAATAGTAGATGCTATTGGGAAATGTTTCATACGTCTTCTTTCAGAATTTCATACAAAGAAAAAGGATGTTCCTGTAGATAGGGAACATCCTTCTTCGCTTGTTCTTGTGCTTGAAATGAGGTTTCTGCGTATTCGCAGATATGATGCTCAAAATTCTCTTTGTCGTGCCAACCAAGGGTGTAGTGGGACATGATAGTTTCAACTCCAGTACGCTATTATTTATAATAACATACTAGGTATAAACCACTAGTTATGTGTGGACTTACTGACTATCCGATTGTGTATCCAGCTGCTGCACCCAAGACTTCAGCATTGGCCGCAAAGATTGCTTCGGTTGATTTTTTCTCTACAAACTCAACAGTATTGGCCGGCATTGTGAACGTTCCTGTTGTGGTTGATCCACCAACAGAATCAATAACACTTACCAATCTTGCAGTGCTACCATTGTTAACAAGACGCACTACCGTCGCACTTCCGAATGTAGAAGCATTAGCAGCATCTGTGCCACATGCGGCTTGAGTTCCTTTTATGTTAGTTAACATGATTCCTTAATAACCTCTCTTATATTTAGCGGATTCATCCTCTGGGTTGATGATGATTGTATTTTTACCACTCATGGGTTTAATCTCTTTGTTCTTATCTGGATACTTTTTATCAGTTTCCCAGATAAATTCTTCACGCCAGTCAGAGTATGACTCATTTCTTTGTTCAGAGACTCCCATTTTTTTCAGTGCTGCTGCTTTTGCTTTATCCTTCTGCATCTGAGCATAGGTTCTCATGTTTTTCTTGCCCGCAGCCTTTGCCTCCTGTTCCGCTTTGATGAAATTAGTTGCCTCTTTGACTTCTTTTGCCTTTTCATCTCTCAATCCTTGAATGATTTTATCTGCTGCGTTTCTTGTCTGCTCTTTACTACTTGCTTTAGTTGCTGGTCTACCCCTCTTACCACTAGTAGATCCTTTTGGTCTACCAGCTTTCTTCGGAACTGATGTTGCCTTAACAGTGATTGCCTTATCTCCACTCTCATCATCTTTCTTTCCCTGTGCTTTCATGGCGGCCATGAGTCTATTAGCGCCTGCGTCAGACTTCTTGTTCTTCTCATTCTGATTGATAGCAGCTTTGACTGCACCCTTCACTATAGGAGAATTGGTCTTCCCACCTTCTCCACCTGTTGTAGTAAGTTTTCCGCCTGGTGATCTTACAATGTTTCCAATTTTCTGTCCAGAGTCTTTCTCTACTTGGCTCTTAGCAGAGGTGTCTTTCGATGCTGTTTTAATCTGTTTTTCAACTGTTTTATTATCAGGCGATTTTGTGAACTTCCTCATCGACGAAGAGTCTTTACTCTGTGTGGGAGTCTTGGATGTATCATTAGTAGTTTGTTTCCTTACCTTTCTAGATTCTCTATACTTATCCTCTGCTGTTTTTCTTGCAGCTGCTCTTCTTTCCTGGCCTGGTCTATACTTTTCAGCATCACCTGTGATAGTTTTACCACCAGAAGTTTTTACTTCTTGGGGTTTGTCCATACCAATAAACTTTTTGCCAACACCCTTAAGTGCTGTACCAAGTACACCCCTAGTTCCAGTACCACCAGTAGTAACTTTATCTGAATCAGAACCTGTAACTTTACTTCTTGGTAATCCTTTTGTGTCTTGTGCTTTCTTTTTATCTTTATAAGCAGAGATGCCACCACCAATAGTAGATTGAGCTCTACCAGCCAGGGCTCTCATATTAGTTCCAAGTCCAGTTCCTCTGGTTGCATCTTCTTTATCTGGTCTGTATTTTGCAAATCCTGATACAGCTCCGCCTACTGCGGAAAGTTGTCTTTGTCCTCTATCAGACGATGCGTACTTACTTGCTCTATCTTTATTCCTATCTAACGTCGCCTGTATCCCTCTTTTCTTAGTTCCATCGTTTAATCTTCCAGCCCTTGTAGGAATACTAGGAGCCTGAGCACCTTTAGTTACAGGAGATCTAGCTCCTGTAGTGGTGGACTTAACAGAAGCTGTAGTTTTAGTTTTATCAAAACGTTTTGAGACATCCACTCCAACAATCTCAGTTATTGGAGACTGTTCATATTCAAATTGTTCAAAGCTTTTCATGTGTATCCTACTTCTGGATGGACTTGTGTGCTTTAAGAATAGAACTTGCGTGTTTCTCTACAGTCTCTTCTGACATAGTTTCTTCCACTTCCTCTTCTTGTTTAGAGAACGAAACTGGACTCTTGACATTGAAACTCTCGTTCTTAGGACGGCAATCATTCACCATCTTGTTTCCTTTCTTCTTCATTCCGACTTTCTTATGAGTATCCCAACAGGCAACTTCATCTACGTTCTCTACTTCTTCCTTCTTCATTGCCTTTCCGATTGCGTCACGACGATTCTTAAGGTATGAATCAGACTTATCTACATCACCATCATTATCAACATCAGCATCTTCCTTTCCGACTGGATCTAATTTCTTTTTCTTTTTCTTTCCTTCCTCTAAAGGAGTTACTTGATACCTTGTACCAGACATCTCTCCAAGAGTAGTAAGGTTTGCTGCAACCTGATCCCAGAGTCTATTGGCCAAGTTCTCATCTGGATTACCTAATGGTTTTGGAGTAACAACATCAGTAATCTCATGAGTTAAATTACCATCCATATCATGCAATTCAACAGATTCACTGTTGTTAAGTTGACCCTTTCCTCTAAGTTTATCAGCAGTATCTTTAACTTTTCCGACACCATCAGCAACAGCACCAACCTTACCAGCAATGTTTGCAGCCTTAGAAAGTCCACCCATTACTTTAGCACCCTTAATGGCACCCATGGCGGCCTTTGCTGCCAGTAAAGAACCAGTAACTACAGCCTCATCAGTCTGTTCCTTATCATCATGCTCGATGACTTTACCATCAGTATCTTTCTGATGATGTTCATACATTGATTTATAAGCATTAACCAGTTTTGAATCGTCAGTCATGATAGTAAAAAAATTAGATAGGCCTTGATCTATCCTTATTTATCCCTTTCCAACTTTGTAAGGTATAGATGTATCATTATATTTTACTCCAGGTCCACTAGGAGGATCATTAGGATTCTTTACTTTCTTGCCATCATGGTAAGAACCACTGGTAATTGGTTTAATAATAGGATCATTATTCCATTTCTTATCACCTTGGCCTGGTGTCATTCTCTGCATGTATTGTCTATACTCATCTGTCCCTACATCATATGCCTCTGTCAAGTCTTTTAACCATGCTTTGTACATAGTAGACTCTGGAGTTTGTACGATAACATGATTCGCACCTCTTCTAGTAATTCTACCTCTCACTCCAGTGTTTACATTCTCTACTAATGATCCTACTTTATAACATTGCTCGTTGAGATATGCAATTCTCAATCCAAATGGATCTAACTTAGGTGCATACTGCCATGTCTCAGAAGCTAATGATCCTCTAAGTTGATCATCAGTGGCTCCCATAGATTTTTGAATGAGGTTGAAGAGATTTTTTTTCTCCATATTACCTAAGTTGGGAATACCTTTTGCAAATCCTTTGAAGTCATCCTTTGCTACTGCATCTCTCATCTTAGATGCAGACATACCCTCTACACCATCTGAGTCTGGATCTCTTGCACCAGCAGATATGACTTGAAGATCCTCAAAATCATATAAGTCACCATTATATTTCTGTGCAAGACTTTGGAATTCGGAGAGTCTATCTTGTCCTACAACTATTGTTATTGCTTTGTATCCTAGATTGAAGGCACCTGTAAGAACATCAAATATAGTTCTTGCATTAGGATCATCTTTGATATCCTCTTCATAATCTGGGAACATCTTCCTCATATATTCTATTTTCGCACCAGGCTGTAGAGGATTCTTCTTAGAATCTACACTACGACTTGGATATACCTTCAAGTCAAATCCTAGTCTGTTTGCTTCTGATTTTGCTTTTTGTAATAACTTTTCGTGTCCTACTGTTGGTGGATTGAATCTACCAAATACAACTACTGCACCCTCGCTAGCAGGATTTCCCATCACCTCTGCTGTCTGTTTATCCGATTCGCCAGGCTCAGGTGATTTGGTTGCGGTAGAAGAAGGATCTTCCTTTGGTTTTGGTTTTGGAGAAGATGCAACTGGAGCAGGTGCTTTCTTCTGGACAGTGGGTTTCTCAGGTGTGGCAACTTTAGTAGATTTTGGATCGTCGGTGGCGGCCGCACCCCCTCCTCCTGTGTATTGAAGTTTACCGCTTACAGTTTTTGCAACGAATTTACCCTTAGCATCATACCAGCCTCCATGACCGTCGCCCTTTAGTCCCTTGAGTTTAGCCTCAGTGGATGCAGCAGTCTTTACAGCTTCTGTTAAAAATTGACCGAAGGATTTCACAAATATCAATAGACGAGTACAGTTTTATTTATCCTATTAAGATATCTTATTAAACTTAACAGCAAGATTTTGGAATTGACCCATCTTGTGCATTGCACCTACTTTATTAGTTCTAGTTGTGAAAGCCATTGACATGACTGAACCATCACTCAATACAATATTAAAATCTTGCTTACCACTACCCGCTTGAGCCCTCACACTTGTTACAGCCGTCAAGGCAGCAGACAATTTTTCATTAGTATTATCTAAACTCGCATCAGTTTCTGTGGCCTTTACCGTTATTGCTGGAGTTCTGAATCCTGAGTATGCAATCTTTTGAGTAATATATTTTTTTGCCATAACAAAATTACTATTGAAAAGATTGATCAACTCCTGTCTCACAATATTCAAATTAGAATCATATAATCTATTATACTCAGCCTCATTCTGTTGTTCAAATTCAAAAGTCTTTAGTGCCAGTCTTGATGTTCCCCAGAAGGCTTTATCAGATGCTTCGATACCTTCTATGGATTCATAGTTTGGCCATAGTTTATCTTTGATTGCATTGTAAGAACTCTGTTCACCAAAGAAATCAAATATTGGTTTCACATATGTGTTCAACTTAGGTTCAGCAGATTTTGCAGTTCCAGCCTTTAGACTGATACCTAACATACCACCATTTCTATACTGGATAAAGATATCGCCAGGATGACTTCCATCTACACCACTTGGTTTTGCTCTGTATCCCCAGTAACATTGTGCAATAGGATGTTTTGCATTATGAGATCTCAACCACTTTGTTATATTCTTTGCGTTCGTTACTTTTGTTTGGAATGATCCGTTCTCTGCCTGATCTATAAATTTCTTTCCAGCAACTGCATCCTGTGATGTTAGATAGTATGCAGCATTAGGATTATTAGCCTTTCTAATTGCTTGATAAAAATCTCTAACTGATAGGTTAGGATTGATACCGTTCATAAAAGCAATACATGGAAACAGTTCTGTCATGGAAGAGTTCAACGTTGTCATTGACATACCACCCTTTCTGGGTTTGTATATAAACATTAAAATAGTTCCGTCACCCATCCTTACACAGGATACAGGAACGGAACTAACAGATTTCTGTTCGTTATAAACTCTGCCTAGTCTTGATAGAAGTCCTTCTACGTCTGCTTTAGTTTTATCTCTGTCATCAGACTTAACGAGATAAGTAACTGACCTAGAAGTTGCACCTTTTACTTCTACATCTCTATCAGGAATATTAATCTCCTGTAAGATCTGATTAAGTTCTAATACTTCCTCAGCAGTTCTAGCCATGACTTTTTGATACTATTTAGAGGTCTCCCTCCTGTCTGTTCTCGGAATAATGCACATCAAAACTACCGCCTGGATATCTTTTCTCTAGTTTCTTGACGTTTGTTTCAATTACCTCGTCAAATGATACGTCCAGTGCCATACATGCTTGTGCTACATACCACATTACATCTCCCAATTCGGTAATAAGATGATGTTTGTTTGCACCATTCCAAGGCTTTCCTTGGAAAACCATCTTCTTTACAATCTCAGTAAACTCACCCGCTTCAGCAGATACACCTACCGCAGCAGTCAAAAGTCTTTCAATGTTCGCACCCTGTCCATCCAACTCAACCATACGGTCAGCGAGATTAACAAAATCTTTGGAAGCGTCAGAGGTTACGGCATCTACAAATGTCTCGTACCTTTTAAAATCAATAGTCATTAGAATTTCAACGTTGCGAACTTGTTTTTGATCTTTTTAGATTCATCATTATTATACTCCTCATCCTGTCCACTGTCAACTATGCCATCCTGAGCACTCTGGTCACAATCAAATAGTTTCATCTTTGAACGATCAATACCAATAACAAATCTCTTATTCATATTGATATCGTTGTATCTATTCTTCAACTGTTTGATCATAATTTGATTTACTTCCTCTAATTCCTCCGTAGAAATAAGAGCAAACATAAGGTCGGCAGTAGCGGGAAGACCGAATGACTCAGAGGTATCTGTAATATCAACGTCACTGTTACTATACCCACTACGAGTGGTTTGAGTTGCGGATACAATAGGAAGGTTCGCTTCAACTGCGAGACCCCTAAGTTCCTCTGCGATTGCTTTGATGTAGGAGTATGAGTTGACATTAGAACCAGCTCTATAACGTGATGATGCACATATGTTTAAGTAATCAATAAAGATAATATCAGGTTTGAAAGACTTTTTAAGTGCAAGTTCATTCAACAAACCTTTGAAATGTCCTGAGTGTGCAGCGGCAGTGGGATACTCTTTGATGATAAGATTACCTTGAGTCTTTTCTGACAATTTAGTAACCTTAGTTTCAAACATCTGACGAGGAATCTCTGTCAACTGTTGTATAGGTATGTTTAAAAGATTAGCATCAATTCTTTCAGCAATCTTTTCCTCAGCCATCTCAAGCGTGATGTATAATACGTTCTTGCCTTGGAGTAACATACTGCTTGCGACATGACACATAAACAAAGACTTACCAACACCAGTGCCAGCGAGAGCAATATTGAGTGTTTTATTTGGAAGGCCACCCTTTGTAATCTTGTTGAGAAATTCGAGGTCAAACTCGATTCTATCTTCCTTCTTGTGATATGAGTCAAATCTCTCCTCATAATCCTCTAAGTAATCGTGTCCAACATGGTTATCAAATCCAACAGCAAGTGCATCTGATAGGATAGCAGGGATAGCATCGACACCTTTCTTGATATCATGTCCGTCTGCAATAGAGATACTCTCGACCAGTGCAAGATAGATTGCTCTTTCCTTACACCATTTCTCTGTAGTATCTATCAACCAATCATCTACAGCATCTTCTTTACTTGTCTGACTTAGACAATCTAAAATTTCTTTGTAGGTATCATCATTGATATCCTTTCTCTTCTCACATTCAATGGAGAGAATCTCTACAGTAGGGCACTTGTCATAGTCTACAATAAATCTTGCACACTCTTCAAATATAATCTTATCTGTCGTCTTGTCAAAGTAATCGGGTTTTAGGAAAGGCAATACCTTCCTTGTATAATCCTCATTGAATATGAGATTCTTGATGATCGTATTTTCAATAGTTTCAATCATTGATAATGAAGATATGTACTCATAATGTACTTTGGTGATCCGTCTTTAACAGGATATCCTCTGTGTGGATATTGCCATGTGGGAGGGAATACTAACACTCTACCAGTTTTAGGTTGAACTGTCAATTCATTATATGGAAAGTCGGTCTCTCCGCCTACAAAATCATCATTAAGATAAAAGAGAAAAGCAAGGTATCTCTTTGCACTCATGTGATCTTGAACATCAGTATGCAATCCAAACTGGTCACTGCCTGGATCATACTTTTTAATTCTAAATTCTTCAAAGAAAAATCTGTCAGGGAACCACTCCACATATTCTGGCAGATCTTTCTTATATCGTTTTATTACATCTACAGTTTTGTAACACAACAACTGTACAAACTTATCAAACTTGCCAGCCGTGTTTAAATTAACTTGAGTAAAATCAGGTACTCCACCATTTTCTACTCTCTGCTTTTTCTCACAGTTTTCATATGTTTCTATGATAGATTTGCATAATGATTCATCAAAAACCTCATAGGTCTTGATGAATTTATCCATAGCTAAAGGTATCCCCTGCAACCTTCTCCAACTTTGCCATAACTTCGTCAGTAAAATATTCTTCGGGGGAAGCCAGAATTTGTTTGGCATAGATCTTCTTACCATTCATCTCATAACGACCAGCAACATTCTTCCACAGACCACCAAGTTCTCCTAGTTCTAGAAGACCATAGTATCTGTCAAGACCTCTCTCATCATAGTAAAGTCTGATAGCGACTTCCTTATTTTCTTTACTCAGACGCGACTTGTGCGTCTTAGCTTTAATAAGATTTCCAACGACTTCCGTTCCTTCCTTTTCTTTAGCCTTTCTAAGATAAATGATTGTGCTCGCTGCATACTTGAGACCGCTGCCTCCGCCCATCTCTTTGGTGGGAACGTATGATCCGATGACATCATAGGTATGATT